CGCTATAATGTTTATATTGTAATTATATAGCGAGTAAACAAGTGTTTACGTTTAAAAAATCTTATACTTCAGCCCCATTTATTGACACTACTACACAATCCTATGTGTATGGGAAAACAAATGGATCAATTATTGCAGATGTTGACAAAAATGGTTTCTTAGATATTGTAACATTCCCGTCAACCCACTCAACGGATACATCGTATCAAGCATTAGTTTGGTTGAACACAAACGGAGTCTTCACTGCGCATCACCCTAGTAACCCAGACGAAGTTATATATCAATATATTCGTAATAGTGAGTTGGGAGACTTTAACAATGATGGTTATTTAGATTTTTTCTCCGCTGATCAAGGCTGGGAGTTGAACGGTCGAGATCCTGCTTATTTCTTTGGAAATAATCCATTACTAATGTTAGGTACCGAGTCCTCTGTAGAGATCGTTCAGCCTAACGAGTGGATGTTATCCGGAGCAAACACTGTTAAAACATTTAATCATATTAGCACAACCGCAGACTTTGACCAAGACGGCGATCTTGATGTTGCAATCGCTGCTTTTTGGGATTTTCGTTTATACGAGAACGACGGCAATGCTAACTTTACTTGGCGACAAGATCTTGTCGCAAACGACTACTCGTCGTTGTCATGGGACTATGGTTCAGGCACCAGCTTTATCAAGTTAGGCGATGAGTATGCACTGGCAGTTGGCTTCTACCGAAACTTTGACCCTAACTTTCTAAACGACCCGCCTGTAATACTAACAATGCAAGATGGCAAGTTTGATGTTGCATACCACCTTGAGCGTCCAGATTTAAACGGCCGAGAGCTAAACTACGGCGCTGCGGACATGTATAATATTGACGTCAACAACGACGGTCGAGAAGATTTATTTATTCTTTGGGAAACAGAAGCTCGTGGTGGAATTGATGATGGCTACTCTACAATTTCTGATGAAACTTATTATCAGGGATCACGGTACACAGACCTATCTAATACCTTGCTAACTTTGTGGGTGCAAGACGAAACAGGAAAACTAGTGAAAAGTGATACTCCGTATTACAACTTAGAGCCAAGCACATCGTCAGGTACAGAATTGAGATTTGCAGATTTTAATAATGATGGCCTGGTAGATTTCTATTCTTTGTCAGGTGCAGGGTATAATTTACATTCGCTTGAAGATTTAATTTGGATTAACGACGGTAACAACAACTTTGTTAACCTAGAGGAAGATACTATTCAGATTAACGAAGATATTCCTGAATGGTACAAAGCTAATCCGTATTTCTTTGATGCTAACAACGACGGGGTAACAGACATAGTTACTGTGCGAGCTGTATTTGAACCTGAGAGTAACAACTATAGAAATATTGGCGAAGAAGTCAAGGTATTTACTGGCCAAGGTGTAGCGGCAGAAGAACGCGATGCCTATGGATCGTACACAGATTCTTTTGTACAGGTAACTGCTCCAGGTGTTGTTGATGTTCATAATGAAGCCGGCAATCAACACTTTGCTAGTGTAGACCGAGTTATTTTTGACGATGCTATACTGTCGTTTGAAGAACCAGCTGAACAACTTTATCGCATGTATGATACAGTAGTTGGCGAAGTTCCGGATCCGTATGCACTAGGACACTTGATGTCAATGTTTGACAGTGGCACTACTATAGATGAATTTGCAGCAATTGGTGTTGATGTTCTTGGAGATATTACCAATGAAGAGTTTGTCACTGCTATGTATAACAATGTGTTAGACCGTGACCCTGACCCAACAGGTTTTGAGTTTTGGGTTAACGCACTAGACAAAGGAACCACACGAGAAGAAGTTCTCTATGGAGCATCTGAATCAGCTGAACATATTGATTTGCTTGGTATGTCTCCGGGTTTTGGTGTTGTTTATTACGAATATCAAGAACCAACTTTTCAGTTAGTTAACTATGTAGATTTACTAATCTGATAACTAGATTGCTTGCGTAGTATAAATAGTTACTATGCAAGCATCACAAGATTTATTTGATTTATTAGTAAGCAAAGACTTCACAGTTAAGACTTTGGACAACAAGGGCAAGCCTGTTGTTGATCCAAGCGAAGCTGAGATGTTTTCGTTTGATTTTGAAGTTGGCAATAATAACTACGGCACCGTTGTTGTCCTAATCACAGACAACACAGCAATGGAAGTCTACTATGGTGACAATGTAGGCAAAAACATGGAAGGTGACGATAAGGATGCATGGTACGACTTCCTAAACCATATCAAACGCTTTGCTACTCGTAACCTATTCCAGTTTAACCTAAAGAACATGAACCGTTTGCGCTATACCATGCAAGGTATGGCAGCGATTAACGAAGGTTTGTTTGAAGGTTGGAACGGCACCAAAATGACCTCTTATAACAACAAGCGTAGCAATGTACGTCTAAAGATTGTACATGATAAGCCTATGGAAGAGACGGATCAACGTTGGCGTGCCGTTAAAACAATGTTTATTGAAACTCCAGAAGGCGAGCGTTTTAAACTTCCGTTTAAATCAACCTCTGCTGGTAAGGCAATGACACGCCACGTTATAGAAGGTGGCAATCCTTACGATACTTTTGGTAATCACATTGTTGATATCGTGCGTGAAACGAACGCACTTGCTCGTTTCTTACGCGGCAAAACACGCCAAGTAACAGAAGATCATCAAGACTACGAACTAGTTCAAGAACTTAAAGATCGTTATAAAACACTGCGCAAGCGTATGAAATCAATTACAGGCAAGCGTGGTTATCATGCTTATAAAGAGTCATGGGATCCTGCACAGATTGAAGAAGGCGTAGTTGGTAAGATTGCAAAACGTCTTGGTAAAGCAGCACTAAAGCACGGCGGCAAGATTGCTGTTCCTGCTGCTATTGGCACCATGATTGCTATGAACGAGCCTCAAGACACAGACAAAAAAGAACCATCACCAAGTGCTGATGTAGTTAAAAAGCAGGAAGTTAAAGAAGCAGAATACGACTTCAATGACGGCGACCTAGTTGTTCTAGTTCCGCCTTATGCAGAAAACCCGGACGAAGTGTTTACATTATCGCAGTGGGACGGCAAACGCGGATGGATTGGTGATGAAGATAACCGTGGCTGGTATGTAACTGGCGATATGATTGCTCACGCACCAGACGGCGACGACGATGACGATGCTCCAACGTGGGATCGTAGCTCTGGTGAAGATGAATACGATATAGACGAGTCACAAGTTAATGAAGGCAATGTTAAAAAGCGTTTCTATCAGATCCGCGATATGCTGGCTAAACTTGACGAGCGTATGACCGAGGAAGGCCTCTACGGCAATCCAAACACCCACACCGTTGCTGGTAAGATTACCTCAGGCGACATTGATGGCGCTATGGAAGAACTATGGTATGCTTATAACGGCGAAGATGGCGACTCAGGCGAGTACGAAAAAGGCCCACTTATTGATGATTTTAAAAAGGAAGTAGAAGAACTAATGAGAGTTGAAGAAGGTTTCCGCAATGACCTACAAGGCGGCAAAGTGCCAGTAGGCAACTATACATTTATATATACAATGGACAATCCAGCGGACTTGAACTTTGTAATTCGTTCAGCAGAAGAACGTGGTATGGCTGTTCTAGCAAAAGGCAAGCGTAAAGCTCGTATTGATGGCAACGCTGGACAGCACACTTCATTGGTGCGTTCACTACAAGATTTAAGTATCCGCACTAGAGACTACAACGGTAGCGTAACAGAGCCACACCGAGCAGGTGAACTACAAACAGAATCAGTGCCGCCAGGTAGCTACATGATTTGGACTGTAGAGTTCAAAGACGGCACAACCAAACAATATAAAGGCAACGACGAAGCAAAGCGTAGCCTTGAAAAGAAACACCCAGAAGCGGTGAAGATTTCAACAGACTGGGTAGTACGCTCAGACGAAGAATTATATGACGACGCAAAGGCGAACAATATGAAAGAACTTAACGAATTTGAAAACTGGGCAGACGATGTCACAGAAGGCACTTGGGCTATCCCAGACACTAAAGACAAAGTAAAAGCACTGCAAGACTTTATGAGTCAAAAGCAACCAGTAGGCATTGACGGTGCAGACGCACAAGATGCACTATACGACATCATTGGTGACGATGACCTAATGGACGACTTGTATGAGTTATCACAAGATGGTGCAGATTCGGATGCTCGCATTGTTGTTACACACTGGTTACAAGCACACAAAGACGATCCTACTATTGGACCTTTGCTTGATAAAGTATTAGGCAGCGGCGAACTAGAAGAAGCAGAAGGTGAAGCACCTCCTGTATCTGGTAAGATCAAGCGTTTCCAGGCAGGTATGGAAGTACCTAGCGATGCAGGCCCAGATGGCGGCGCAGCAAATGATCGTTATTCACCACCTACTAAAGATGGTGTATCACCTCCTACTAAGCGTATGGGCGAAGCAAAAAAACCTGACTTTTTAGATCTTGATGACGACGGTGACACAGAAGAGTCAATGAAGAAGGCTGCTAAAGATAAGGCAATGAAAGAAGAGCACGACTTAGACACAAGCGAGCCAACTAAAAAGCCACAGCGTGATCCAATGCTAGAAGCAAACGATTGGGCACGTCTAGCAGGTTTAGCAGGCAAAGTGTATGAGCCTATTGCAGAAGAAACTGTAGAAGAAGCATTCAACGATATGGAAGACAAGCCAGAAGCAGCGATGCTTAAAGGTTTAGAAGACTTCATGGCTAAGAAAGATGCACTATCAGACATTATTCGCAACCCAGAATCAGACGAGGATACGCTACACAAAGCAATGACTCGTTGGGCTGAAGTATTCAACGACGCATTTAAACAAGGCTTAATTGACCGTAACGGCAATCCAAAGCAAGAAGAATCAATGCAGCAGCGTTTAGAGCGTGAAGTAATGGAAGACTGGGGTTCAAGCGACTGGACAGCAGCAATCAGTTACTACCAAAAGAACCTAGCAAAAGGTATGGACACACTAGACGCAGCAAACGATGTAGTTGAATTCTTCTATGATGAAGAAGAAGGTGAATCACCTTTCTCAGCATTAGAACTACTACAAGTAGCAGCAGCTCGCGGCCAACTTGAACTACAAGTAGACGAAGGCAATGCTTTCTCTGGTGCACTAGCACAAGCAAAGAAAGCGGGTAAGTCAGAGTTTGAAGTAGACGGCAAAACCTACAAAGTAGATGAAGCAGACGCAGGCACGTTTGGGCAAGCAGACTTTGACGAAAAAGAAACCAATCCAGTAGCACCAGGTGCTAACACTGAAATGCAGGAAAAAGAGCTTGAAGAAGCAGACGTTGGCATTGCACATTCTGTAGACGATGAAGAAATCCGTGATCCGTTCCCAGAGTTGCCACAAGTAGCACACTCTGGCGATGCAGATGACTACGCAAGCAAGTACGATGTTGATGATTCGCATGTAGGCATAAAAGGTAAAGATACCGCAGACGATGATCTAAGTTGGATCAAACGAGCACTAGGTAACAAGTAACCTAAACCAAGCCCAGTGTAAAAACTGGGCTTTTTTCTGGAAAAAAGCTCTTGACAGGTAAATAACTTTGTAGTACACTAGCAGAGTGTAATGCATATTTTGTTTGTTTTCTTGTAAAACATTCTAGGCATAAGACACATAATTTAAGCATAAGGCATAAGGAGAAAAAACTATGGCATCTTTAGCAGACATCCGTGCTCGTTTAGCAGCACAAGAGAACAAAGGTTCTTCAAACTCAACTTTCAAAGGCGATAACGCCATCTACGCTCACTGGAATATTAACGAAGGCGACTCAGCAACAGTTCGCTTCCTTCCTGACGGCGACACTACTAATCCATTCTTTTGGGTAGAGCGTCAAATGATTCGCTTGCCATTCAACGGCGTTGTTGGCGGCGAAGGTAAGCAAGTAATCGTAAATGTACCTTGCGTAGAAATGTGGAACGAAACTTGTCCAATCCTAACTGAGGTTCGTACTTGGTTTAAAGACCCAGCACTAGAAGAAATGGGTCGTAAGTATTGGAAGAAGCGTTCATACCTATTCCAAGGCTTTGTTCATGAGAATCCGCTAGCGGACGACAATACCCCAGAAAACCCAATCCGTCGTTTCATTATCTCACCACAGATCTTTAAGACTATTAAAGACTCATTGATGGATCCAGAGATGGAAGAAATGCCAACTGACTACAATGCGGGCTTAGACTTCCGTATTAAGAAAACCTCAAAAGGCGGCTTTGCTGATTACTCAACTAGTTCATGGGCTCGTAAAGAATCAGCACTTACTAGCGAAGAACTTGCAGCAATTGACACTCACGGTTTATATGACTTGAAGGCATTCTTGCCAAACAAGCCAGGTGACTTAGAGTTGAAAGTGATTGCTGAAATGTTTGAAGCAAGTGTAGATGGTCAAGCATACGATCCTGATAAGTGGGCGTCATACTTCAAGCCAGCAGGCATGAACTTTGACAACGCGGCACCAGCACCTGCTCAAAATGTGCAAGAAGTTGCGCAAACACCTGCACCTGCAGCGGCAAATGTGCAAGAATCTGCACCATTTGAGGCCGACAATGTAGCAGCGGCAGCACCAGTTGCAGAAACTGCTCCAGCAGCAGCACCAGCAGACGGTGGTAGCAAGGCAGAAGATATCCTTGCTATGATTCGTGCTCGTCAATCATAATTTCCAATAAAGCACTTTAAGATTAACTCTGGGCTTCGGCCCAGGGTATCTTCTTTTTTAGAATAGGAAACTACCGCAATGGAATATGTAGTAGATTGGCTAATATTGGTTGAAACAATATTAGTTGGACAAGTTATATACATAACTATAAATGAATAGACATTACTATATTAACTACAATAACGGCGCAGCTGGACATACAATACTAACACATATTTTATATTCCTGCGGTCAAATTAGTAATAGTTTAGATAATTTATTCTCACCGGAGTCAAACTTACACGCAGTACAAAAACATCTGTTGTTATCGTGTCGACATCAAGATCAATATGAGTTAAACGATGATATTTGTTTAATTGACATTAAAACTGAACAATGGAGTGAAGTTCTAAGACTAATCTTTTCCTATGCTAAGTGGCATAAACAATATCCTACTATAAGCAATTATGATAGTTTTTTTGATCTTGACAAAATGAATATAAATTACAATAAAGAGTGGAATGATTTTTATAACAGTTACAAAGACCCTGAGTGGCCTAGCTGCGCTAATTTTACCGACGTTAATACATTGCCCATGTGGATACAAGACGAGATTCATTCGGTGTATCAGCCACCTGTAACAGAAGTCACAGACAAAAATTTTGTTGAGTTATTAACAATTGCATATCGAGATGAATTTAAGATGCGTAGCAGCAATAAAGATGTGTCAAAGTATAACGGTAATGTCTATTGTCTGTCTGACTATTACTTTGATCGCAACGTAGATGTTTTAAAAAGCGCAGCAACTAAAACATTAGGGTGGTCCTGGGACGATAACAAAAGCAACAATATGTTTGATATTGTATTTGAAAAGAATAAAAAATATTTAAAAGAGCTTGCAAAGTTACAAGACGTGTATTATAATAGTGCCACTATAGAGTTACTTGACTGGCAAGTTGCAATTTTGCAAGCATTTAAAGAATTTAACGAGGAAAAGCACTATGGCTAAACCATTTGACGTAAGCAAATTCCGCAAAGACGTAACAAAAGCAATTGACGGAATGAGCTTTGGATTTAATGATCCAACTGATTGGATCTCAACAGGCAACTATGCCTTGAACTACCTTATCTCAGGTGACTTCCACAAAGGAATCCCAATGGGCAAGGTTACAGTATTTGCAGGTGAGTCAGGCGCAGGTAAATCATACTTTGCATCAGGCAACATTGTAAAACACGCACAAGAGCAAGGTATCTTTGTTGTGCTAATTGACTCAGAGAACGCATTAGACGAGAGTTGGTTACACGCATTAGGCGTAGATACGTCAGAAGAGAAACTGCTACGACTATCAATGAGTATGATTGATGACGTTGCTAAAACAATTTCGTTGTTTATGAAAGACTACAAGTCAATGGCAGAAGAAGATCGTCCTAAAGTATTGTTTGTAATTGACTCGCTAGGTATGTTGCTAACACCAACAGACGTTGACCAGTTTGACAAGGGTGACTTGAAAGGTGACTTAGGTCGTAAGCCTAAGGCACTAACAGCACTTGTTCGCAACACTGTTAATATGATTGGTGCTTACAACGTAGGCTTAGTAGCAACTAACCACACATACGCTTCACAAGATATGTTTGACCCAGATGATAAAATCTCAGGCGGTCAAGGCTTTATCTACGCAAGTTCGATTGTTATTGCAATGCGCAAACTAAAACTTAAAGAAGATGAAGATGGTAACAAGATTTCAGACGTGCGTGGTATCCGTGCTGCTTGTAAAGTAATGAAAACTCGTTACGCTAAACCATTTGAATCAATTCAAGTTAAGATTCCGTATGAAACTGGTATGAACCCATATTCAGGTTTAGTAGACATGGCAGAGAAGCAAGGCTTGCTAACCAAGCAAGGTAACCGATTACGTTATGTTGTAAAAGAAACAGGCGAAGAACTACTACAGTTCCGCAAAGCATGGGAAAACAACACAGACGGTTGTTTGGATACACTAATGGAAGATTTCAATTTTGAGGTTCCAAAGGTAAGTAACGATGATATTACTGATGATGAAGTAGTAGAAGATGTTACAAACGAAGTAATGGAACAAGAAGTTGGAGAAGAAACAGTTGAATCCTGAACTAGCAGTTGAAATCTGGGAAGCACTACGTCCTCATATTAGCGGCGCGGATACGCAAGCCGCAGAGGACTTTGCCCAAGTATGTATTGAGAACGGGTTAGAAGCAAGCGAAATGATTGAGCTTACACAAGACCGCAATATTAAAAAAGCATTTCTACAATTTGTAGACGTTGAGGAAGAAGAAGTCCTCGATGATGATTACGACGAAGACGAAGAACTGGACTTTGACAATTACTAATGAACAACAAAAACACTGTGTACGATTTAGTTATTGCATCTATGCCGTACACTGATTATCTGGTTAACCCGCCTACTGGTCCTGCTGTGCTTAAAGGTGTAGCAGAAGCACAGGGTTTTAAGATATTAACAGTTGATTTTTCGCTTGAACTGCGAGAGTTTGTTCACAACGGTAACGATAATCAGTACCAGGACCATCAGCAGTACTTTGCATCTAACCAAACGATAGACGAAGTTACTGATATAATGATTCCTTATTACTACGATTATATTATTGATCGTCTAGACAGTCTAGAGTTTCGTTATTTTGGAATGAGTGTATTTTCAATGCTCACACAAAAGGCAGTATTTGAACTTTGCGTGGAGCTGAGAAAACGTCGGCCTGATATTAAAATTGTTCTAGGTGGACACGGTCTAACCTCTTATAGTCACCACTCAATAAGTAAGTATATTGCAAAAGAAGAATATAAAACTGAGTTCTTAGATATTATTAAAACTAGGAACTTGGCAGATAGCTTTGTAGTAGGCGAAGGCGAAAACGCAATTATTGATCTCCTTCGAGGCAACACTGATAAATTCACTCATACGATTACATGGAACGCTGCCAATGACGGATTAAAGTACCCATATCCAAATTGGGATGACTACTACTTAGACTTGTATGACGGTTTAACTGGAAAAAATGACATACAGTTATCCCTGGTGTCAAGCAAAGGCTGTGTAAGAAAGTGTGATTTCTGCAATATAGTACAGCACTTTCCTAAGTATCAAAGCAAGGATGGCGAGTTTCTGGCAGAAGAAATGGCATTCTTATCAAACAAGTACAATATCACTTCCTTTGCTTTCGCTGACTCAATAGCAAACGGCAATCTAGTATCATTACGAGAGTTTGTGAAACATACTGCTGACTATAATAACGCTAATCCAGAAAAGTCAGTTACTTGGTCGGGTAACTGGATTGCTCGTCGTAAAGGAATAGTTAAAGAAGACTTTTATGTGCTCATGAAGCAGTCGGGTGCAGAACACCTGACTGTTGGTGCAGAACACGGTAGCAATCATGTTCTTGATGCGATGAAGAAAAAAACTGATGTTGAAGGACTGTTATACGAGCTACATCACTTTGATATTAACAATATACAGTGCTCTTTAAATACAATTACAGGTCATTGGGCCGAGACTGCTGAAGATTTTTTGGAGCATTGCGATGCCTTCATTAAACTGGCTCCAAAGTGTGCCAGCGAAACTATTACAAATATTAATTCCCATATATTTAAGACAATATGGGGATCGCCAGCAAACGATAATCCTGGGATCGTAACTGGCATACATGATTACTCGTTAATTTGGTATCATAAAGATAATCCTAACGCTACCTTAAAGGTTCGACTTAATCGTTATTATCTATTTTTAACAATGCTTATGTATATTGGTATACCTACTAATCGCGATCAGAGTCGCTGGATAAGACATACTGTACAAGAGCTAAATGATACTTGGCAAGAGTGGAATGAGTTTGCGCAAGAAAACGTTGATCAAAAAAATGTTAATACTTGTCCAACTCTGTCGTTAAACGATAACTGGATAGAGCACGTTGAGCAGCGCATTTGTGATTTTAACCCTCAAGGTAAAGTGACTGTTAACTTTTCTGCGCAGTCTGTTAACAGCAACCCAGCTATGTACATTAAGGTTAATGATGAAGTAGTTCATTTTGACCAATACAGTACTGGTGATCACACAGTCACAGTAGAGTTTGATAACTGTTTTGATACTGCAACTAGCATTGCTATAGGAATGAATAATAAAAATTCTGGTGACACACTTGTAGATGACAGCGGTAATATTCTAGCTGACAAGTGTATTGAGTTTCAAAACCTAGTAATTGATAATGTTGATATTGTAAAGTATCCAGATTTCTATTATAATAGTGGCAAAGTTAGCTATGTGGTGAATGGAAAAAAAGAACAACCGTGTCCTGGTTTGTACGCAAACGGTGTAGTTGAGCTACAAGTTACATATCAGGCTCCTTTCTGGAAACATTTTATGAGTAACTCGCACATTAACTTCTTAGGATGTCATCCAAGTCACTACGAGAAAAAGATAACTGAGACTCAAGAAGATCTCAAGCTCCTCAAAGATTTAATCAGCAGGTACGAGTACTAATGTGGTATACACGAGTCACAAGAGATCTATCTAAACTTCCTGAGTTCATTGACTATTATAATGATGAGCTTCAGGAAGCCAAGATGGAATGCGGCATACGAGGTAATGTTGAAAACAACATTAAACTGTTACCAGGCATTACAGAAACACGCTTTAATCAACTACAAGAGATTGAAGCAGTGTTAAATTATCTCAATATTGAACTTAGAAAAGTGCGTCGCAAGCACTTTCAAAAGTATTTAGAAGCATACAATCGCGCACTAACTTCGCGCGATGCAGAAAAGTATGTAGATGGCGAGGGCGAAGTAATTGATATGGAACTTCTTATTAACGAAGTTGCACTACTACGCAATCGTTACCTAGGCATTATGAAAGGCCTAGACGCAAAACAATGGCAAATGGGACACATTGTTAAACTAAGAACAGCAGGTATGGAAGATGTTACAGTCTAACCCAGGACAACAAGTACTTGACCTACTAGAAGGTTATGGCACCTTTATGGAGTCAATTGATACACTATGTGATATGGGCTGCGGCAACGGCAGTGACTTGGAATGGTGGGCTACTCGCGCACTACTTGATGATGATGGAAACAAGATACCACTTAATATTAAGTGTACTGGTGTTGATCTCAGAGACCGTATGACTGAAGCCAAGCAGTACAAAAACGTTGTATTTGAAAATAGAGACTTTGAACAGCGTCTTGAAAATCCTGCAAAGAAGTATGACGTAATTTGGTGTAACAATGCGTTTCAGTATGCTGTTGACCCACTAGAGACACTAAAGGCCTGGCGCGATTTAATGACCGAGGGCGGTATGCTTGTAATGGTAGTGCCTGCTACTACATACCTGGAAAATAATCGCACGGTTATAACACAAGGAGCCCACACACTATTTCACTACACAACAGTTAGCCTTATACATATACTCGCAATGACTGGATTTGAAACTGCGTTTATGCAGCAGGAGTTAGGAGATCCGTGGATTAAACTTGTTGCCTATAAGAGTAAACATGGACCGTTTGATCCTAAAACTACAAGTATGTACGACTTGATGGGCAAACAGTTATTTCCGCATTCAGCAGAAGAATGCGTACACAACTACGGATACCTGCGTCAAGATCAACTTACTCTACCGTGGTTAGATAAATCCCTACGCTGGCACGGAAACGATTAATCAAATATAAACTTAGCCGTTAATAAATACAGCTATGACTACAGTTGTATTAGCTACAGGCGGTTTTGACCCGATTCACTCAGGACACATTTCTCTATTAGAAGAAGCCAAGCAACTTGGCGATTATCTGGTAGTAGGCGCTAACAGCGACAACTGGCTTATTCGTAAGAAAGGACGCTACTTCCTGCCCTGGTATGAACGTGCAAAGATATTAGCAAGCCTAAAGCCAGTTGATCAAGTTATTGCGTTTAACGACAATGACAATACAGCCTGCGACGCTATTCAGATCTGTTTAGATAAATTTCCCAACGCAAGCAAAATTATTTTCATCAATGGCGGAGACCGCACACAAGACAACATTCCCGAAATGGACAAGTTTTCAGGCAGAGACAGAGTTGTGTTTGCATTTGGAGTTGGCGGCGAAGATAAAAAGAACTCATCAAGCTGGATACTGGAACAGTGGAAAGCACCGCGCACAGATAGAGAATGGGGATACTATCGTGTTATACACAATGTAGGATTGGGTGTTAAGGTAAAAGAACTTACAGTAGAGCCAGGTAAAACACTTAGTATGCAACGCCACGCTAAACGCAGCGAATATTGGTTTGTGGCAGAAGGCAAAGGACTTATTAACAGAGCACTCTCTGATGGTTACGCATTGCCTAGTCTAGAACTAGAAGAACACGATCAACTGGTTATTCCTGTAGGCGAATGGCACCAACTGGTAAACCCATACGATGCGCCACTTAAGGTAGTAGAAATTCAATACGGCGAGGACTGTATTGAAGAGGACATTGAGCGCAAATGATACCAATTTTTATAGGATACGACCCACGTGAAGCTATTGCATACCACACTTGTGTTAACAGTATCATTAGGCATAGCAGCCAACCTGTTAGCATTACACCACTTGCTCTCAACAATTTAACAGACTACGACGAAAAGCATACTGATGGGAGTAACCATTTTATCTATTCACGGTTTCTTGTGCCTCATTTAATGGGCTACAAGGGCTGGGCTATCTTTATGGATGGCGATATGGTTGTTAAAGACGATATTGCTCAACTGTGGGACTTGCGACAACCAGACAAAGACGTAATGGTTGTTAAACACGATTACAAGACAAAACGTACTACTAAATACCTAGGATCAAAAAACGAGGACTATCCTCGCAAAAACTGGTCTAGCGTAATACTTTGGAACTGCGGTACTAATGCTAATTTAGAACTTACAGCAGAACGAGTACAGCAATCGCCTGGGTCGTACCTACATCGCTTTAGTTGGATTAAGGATGAACGCATTGGCGAACTACCCGCTGAGTGGAATTGGCTACCAGACGAGTATGGTGAGAACTCAGACGCAAAACTATTACACTATACACTAGGCACGCCTAGTTTCCACGAGTTTGCTGACACACCGCAAGGTGCTGAATGGCATAGAGAACGCATACTAGCAGAATATTGCGAGCAACACGGATTATGATTTTTTTAAGCAAAGACGGTGAGGACAGATATGTTAATGACTTCGCTCGAGGATGTAACACTAAACCTACTAATACTGATGATTTTAGTTATGAGTCAAGCGATGATAGCATTGTACTTCGCGGAATTCTTAAACATAAAATAATGAAACAATGCTGGAAGGACAAGCGAGACTTCTACTATATTGACACAGGATATTTTGGTAATGCACGTTTTAAGATGTGGCATAGAATTGTTAAAAACAATCTTCAGCACGATAAGATTATACAACGACCCGATGACAGATTTAAAAAGTTTGGAAAAACTATTCATGAATGGAAAACCGGACGCAAAATCTTAATTGCAGCACCCGACGAAAAGCCGTGTAAGTTCTACGGCATTGATCGGCAAGAGTGGATTGATACTACCGTTGAGAAACTTAAAAAGTCTACAGACAGACCAATTGAAGTGCGTGAGCGTATTAGTTCGCGGCTAGGACGTATCGCAGATCCGCTAGAAAAAGCACTAGCAGATGATGTACACGCATTGGTAACGTTTAACAGTGTAGCAGCAACAGAAGCATTATTCTTTGGCGTACCCGTATTCATTCACGCAATGGGCACTAAGGTAGTTAATGCTGCTAATCCACTTGCGTATAAAGATTTACGACGTATTGAAAAACCTAAGTACGCAGACGACGATGAGCGTTATGCGTGGGCATGTCATCTAGCATACGGACAGTTCCATACTTCAGAAATGCAAAATGGATCTGCACTAGATAAACTACGGGATTGGTTTTGAAAGTAGTTTCATATTTGGGCGGTATTCCAAGCGTACACAAGAACCCTGAAAAAAGCGAAATGCTTGTGCGGTTTGTAGAGGGTGTACGACGTCTTGGCGACCACGGTATAGAACATTATAACAGAGATTTAGTACCTGCAGATGTAGGCGTTATACAAGGATGGGTACACGAAGACTCGCCTGAGACACCACACTTAAAACTACGCAGACGTGTTAGCGAAAACACTGATAATCGTCATACCATTATTATAGACTCAAACCTGTTTAACTACACAGGACAAAAGCAACACCAGTATCATCGTTATAGTATGGACGGTGTATTCCCTAACACAGGCAATTACTTTAACAGCGAAGTAAACCCTGCACGTTGGCAGCAGATACAGCGTGAGTATAACATCAGTTTAAAAGATTGGCAGCCAAGGGGCTCTAACATACTCTTATGCTTGCAACGCAATGGCGGCTGGAGTATGAGTGGATTAGGTGTAGTTGAATGGCTACTTAAAACAGTTAAACGCATACGCAAATACACAGACAGACCTATTGTTGTTAGACCTCATCCTGGTGATAAAAAAGCCAGTATATACTTAACAGCAGCATTTGAAGCAGACAACCAATTGCGTAACAGCAACGGTGTGCATCTAAGTACGCAGTCTAGTATATTGGATGATTTTAACCAAACCTGGGCAGTTGTTACATACAATAGTAGTCCTGGTGTAGCAGCAGCAATAGAAGGCTTGCCTGTGTTTGTTACAGATCCTTTTCCAAGTCGCAGCCAAGCGTCACCTGTTGCTAACGAATTTTTAAAAGATATTGAAAACCCGCAATACTTTGAACGTGAGCGATGGATTGAAAAGATCTGTATGAGCCACTGGAAGTTTGAAGAACTAAGCAACGGAAGCGCATGGGCGCACATAAGAGGATATTGTAAATGATTAGAATGGTTGGATTCCCGCCACCTGTAAGTAAACCTTACCACAACTGGGCTGGAGGTATGGCAGCACATGGTGATGAATACCTTACTTGTGACGATTTAAACGATCCTCTGGTGCGTGGTTGTGATGCATTCTATCAAACAAACGAACTAAAGCCCAAGTTTATACAGGCAGGACGTATGGATCTACACGGCAAGTATATGATCCATATACTAGAAAGCAAGCGTCCGTTTATTGTAAGTGAGTCAGCACCATTTAGACATCACCCAGGATACCTACGCTTTGGTTGGTGGAGTTATAAATGGGACCTAGGCGACTTTAATAATAACAACGTAACACGCGATCGTTGGGAAAAGTTCCAGGAAGCAACAGGCACTGAGTTTAAACCTTGGCGCGAGCGAGAGGACGGACCTATTGTTATAATGGGACAAAAAGAAGGCGATAGTAGTTTGCGTCGTATATACAACGCAGGCTATGAATCATTCTACGATTGGGTATATGATCAGGTATTAACTATTCGCAACCACACACAACGCGATATTATTATACGCCCGCATCCGCGCAACCTAGACAGAGGCGTTAAACAATCACAGCGTAGAGTATTGTTTAAACTTCAAGCAGCAGGCGTTGATACTAGCACTATTAGAATCAGTGAGAACCTAACCATTGGTGGTAACCAAGGCGGCGAAGGACTTGCAGCAGATCTAAGGGATGCATACTGCGTAGTAACATACAATAGTTTAAGCAGTATTGAAGCAGTACAAGAAGGTGTTCCTGTGTTTGCATTAGATGGCGGATCAATGGCACATCCTGTTGCACATCACGATTTAAGTGAGATCAACAACTTGCGTTACGATATAGATCTAACTGAATGGCAAAACAAGATTGCTTATACAATGTGGAACAAAGAAGAAGTTAGTTCAGGCGAGTGCTGGGCACACCTAAAACCTGCTTACTTTAAGTAATTAAAGTTAGCGAAGTCTTCTTTGTATAACTGGTACACACGCTCTCTCTGTATTGCATTTAATCCAATGTGTTTAACTTTACTAGGATGACGCTTTTGTGTAACAGGATCTAATGCTAGTGGCCAAGTTGCTAGTTGCTTAACATCAAATGTTAAGAACTGGTGTACAGGAATAAAACTTGATTGTGTCCTCAAATGTACATCTAGTTCTGTAGCAGATTGTATAAAGTCTAGTACGTCATCTACTGTCATACTAGGATCTAATCCTGCTGAACGACCACGCTTGGGTCTGCTCAATATCATATCACTGTATATACTTAAAAAGCGATCGTACGGATTGCGTGTTACACTAAAGTTTCTCAATCCATTTTCCATTGCTTCTTGTCTCGAAGCGTAGATAATTGAGCCTACGCCGTGTATGCGAGTGTGTTTTTTATCTGTAAACTTTTGTTTTGTAGCAAGCTCGTATAGGTGTGTTTTAACCGCAGTGTTAGCACACTTGGTTATGCCCCAAAAGTTATAGCCCAGTGTAGGCCATACTGTTATGTTAGCGTCTTTTAAAGAAGAGCCCATGGTCTCTCACAAAGGTGTGTCGCTTTCGCTGCTCGCCGGTTTTCTTGTTTGTTTTAATAGAGCCCATGCTAGAGTTAGATCTAATGTATTTGGTTTCTTCTGCGTCGTAGTCAAAGCCGTATAAGTTAAACACATCAATCCAGTATTCTTCTGTGTTACAGTTAACATGATGATGTCCTGCTTTACCCGGAGGTGCGTATGTCATAATAACATATTGCGCACGTCTAAAGTCTTCCATGAAGTTAGGAACAAACTCCTCATATACATGCTCTACAAACTCGCAACTCCATACAAAGTCTACAGTTAAGTCGCCCAATGGACCAGGACCTTTCTCATAGTCGTGTATAGTAACTGGTACTGCAGGACGCTTTACTTCAAAATCACCGTCAATGCCTTGTGCGTTGATGCCTAGTTCTCTGGCTAGTTTAACCATGCCAGCAGGACCGCAGCCGATGTCTAGCATTGTTTTAATGTCGTACTTAGACTGCATATACTCTAGGTTAGCACGATCTAAATGTGTTTTGTTTTTATGCCCGCCTAAGTGGTCAGGTAAACTCATATCTTTCTCCAGTATGCTTCTGGTCTATTTACTAGTATGTCTTTGCGTTTAGAGTGTCCAAGTTGCTTTCTAGCACCCTTTAAATGATCTAGGTATGCTCCCCATTCACTATTAATAAGAGGATGACCCTCGCCTGTAATTAATCCTTCGCTCCAGTTGAGCTCGTGTAGCATTGGTAAGCCTTTGCGTACAGCATCAAATACATAACTATCGTGCCACTCGCTTAGTGTAAAGATGCCTGCTTCTGCATCTTCGTACATGTTTTCAAAACGCATTAAAAACTTTTTTGTATTATTTGAACGTAGGTTCATTGCGTATAAGCCGCATTCGCTGTATTTTCCGCGACGTCCTAGATAACACAAGTCTTTGGTAACGGGTATTAGATGTTCTAAACGCTCTTGTGTAATGGGTGAGTGACAGTAGTTATCAGCGTCCATCCATACCAAGAAGTCGTCTTGTGTTGTACGGGCAGCAGCAAAGATTGCATATACTTTGTGTGCGAAACGTATGGCGTCCCATTTAAAACCCTTGCCCGCATCTTTGCGTTTGCTTCGTATAGGGTCATCACTTACATCGCCATTTGCCCGAGGAACGTTCTTCCAACGCTGTTTAAATGCAACTAATTCTGGCGAAGCGTCGTGCAAGTTAAATACACTCAAGTTATGTGCCGTTTCCTTAACAGCACAATCCTCAGCATAAACATAAAGTTTTACCGAGTCAGGCCAGTTCTTTAAAAAGGATTGTATCATACGAGAACCGTATAAATCATAACCTGCTTGATTAAATGTAGTAACTATAGTATATGTTGGCATTTGAATATTTATAAACTATGAAAACGATAGCATACTTTCCTAACCAAGTAGCAAAGAATGGGCAAGCAGTATTGGCGGCATTCCTAGAAGGTATGCGTAAACACGGATATACTCCTGTAGAGAACTCAATGGATGCTGACATAGCAGTTATATGGAGTGTTCTATGGGATGGTCGTATGCGAGCAAATGAGCCAGTATATAGACACTACTGTAAACAATTTAAATCAGTTATTATACTAGAAGTAGGTGCATTAGATCGAGGACGTTTGTGGAAAGTTTGCGTAGATCATACAACAGCGGATGGCTACTACGGGCATACAGAGAACCTAAACTGGGATAGACCCAAGCAGTTAGGACTAGCACTCAAACAACCTGCTCGTCCACAAAAGCATATTGTTATAGCAGCGCAGCATACACGGAGCCTACAAGTAGAAAACATTAACTACACACACTGGATCTCTAGACAAATAGCACATTTACGTCAATACACAGATAGAGAAATCATACTGCGTCCGCATCCACGCTGTAAAATGGATATGAATCTAGTATGGCCTAATGTAACCATACAACAACCGCGACCTATAGCAAACACATACGATTCGTTTGACTTAGACTTAGATGCTTATTGTATTGTTAACTTTAACTCAGGGCCCGGCATACAAGGTGTAATCAACGGCACTAGAGTAATAGTAGATGAAACAAGTCTAGCACATCCAATGACAATTACATCGCAGGATATTGAATCGCTTAACTTTAACAACAGAGATGAGTGGTTTACACAAATATGCCACACGGAATATACAGTAGAAGAAATTGAACAGGGCATACCCTACACAAGAATAGGCAGTTTCGTAGATGATTGATTGCGCCTGCGTTATAACTGGAGACAAGTATGACTTTGAGTATGTACACAAACTCTACAACGGACTAACACGCGGTTTTACACAACCTGTAACACTACACGTCTACACAGAGGCAGATAGAGAAGTTCCTGCGCCTTACGTTAAACATACACTAAAGAACTTTAAGACGCGAAGTGACCGAGGATGGTGGCACAAGTGTCAACTGTTTGATCCTACGTTGTTTAACGGGCAACTGGTATACTTTGATTTAGATGTTGTCATAACAGGCACGTTAGATTGGATACTAGACTTAGATACCAAATACTTTTGGGGCATACGAGACTTTAGATACTTGTGGAGCAACAGACGCATGGAACTAAACTCCAGTGTAATGTACTTTAACACAGACAAGTTTCGCTATGTGTGGAACGAGTTTAATAAGAACCGCGATCATTATATGAATAGACTACACGGTGATCAGAACTTTATATGGAGGCAAGTCCCTCCAGCAACACAAAAGTTCTTTGATGAAATGCGTGTTAAAAGTTACAAATGGGAATGTCTAGATGGAGGTTGGAATAACGACGCTCGCTCATATAGAACTCCGGGGTCGGGTACTGTGATTCCGCATGAGACCAGCATATTAATTTTTCATGGAAAGCCAAACCCAGCTGAAGTAATTGAAACTGATAAAAATATAGCTAAGTTCTGGAATTAATATTGTCGAGTAGTTCTGATCAATTCTCTGTATAACTTCGTGGGTGTGTTCCTGCAAAAAGTGCTCAGAAAACTGGCCCACTAACACTTTTTCCATGCAAAAAATTTATAAGTTATTGATTTATAAGGAAATCTTTTTTTGCAGAAAAGGTTGACCAAACGGGTGTTTCCCCCTATAATACTTCGTATAGCAATTAAACAACAACGGAGTTCAAATATGACTACTACTGTAAAAATCCAATTTGGCACTTATCGCAACGAAACTTTTACTAACCAAGTGTTTACACTTGTTGATGATGTAAAAGAGGGTGCAAAGGGCCACTTCATTACTGTTCGTCCTAACGATACAATTGGTGTAGGACGTGACAAGATCCGCGTTAACTTAGAAGATCCAAATCACGTGGAATATTCCAACAAGCCTAAGTCTGTTGAGACTGATGACGAAATTATGGATCGTATTGAATCTCGTTTTGAGATCCTAGACGACATGACCAAGGCTGCTATCAACGGTGACGTTCGTGGTATGATTGTAACAGGTCCTCCAGGCGTGGGCAAGTCGTATGGCGTAGAGCGTCAACTTGAGAAGGCGTCACTGTTTGAATCAGTGAAGAGTGTTGCTAACAAAAAGTATGAAGTAGTTAAAGGTGCAATGACTCCAATTGGTTTGTACGCTACATTGTATCGCTATAGTGACTCAGGTTCTGTACTGGTATTTGACGACTGTGACAGTGTACTAATGGATGACTTGAGCCTTAACATTCTTAAAGCAGCACTAGACTCAGGCAAGAAGCGTACTATTCACTGGAATGCAGATAGCTCACTGTTACGTCGCGAAGGTATTCCGGATCGCTTTACTTTCCGCGGTGCTGTTATCTTCATAACTAATATTAAATTCAACAACGTGAAGTCTAAGAAGCTACAAGACCACTTGGAAGCTCTACAATCACGTTGTCACTACTTGGACCTAACTCTTAATACCGAGCGTGATAAGATCCTGCGTATTAAACAGATCCATCGCAAAGGTGACTTGTTTGAGTCATACTACTTTGATGGTAACGAAGGCGATCAAGTTATTGATTTTATGGAAGAGAACCAATCAGCAATGCGTGAAATGTCACTGCGTATGGCGCTCAAACTAGCAGACCTAATTAAAGTATCTCCGACACGTTGGAAGGACTTGGCTGCATCAACTTGTATGAAGAACTCTTTCTAATATGGAGAACCGTGTACTAGTAGGCGGCGCTAGTGTTAGCGCCGGTGCTGGCTTAGCCCAAGGCAGTAATGATAGCAAGCTCTGGGTTAATCAGTTAGTAGCAGGCAAATTTAACACTGCGGACGTTGATAATATCAGTGTCATCGGCGATGATAATCGTCAAGTGTTTATAGATGTTGCTGCTAAACTGCTCGCAGGCAATTACACCAATGCAATTGTTTGTTGGCAAACAGCGGATCGTGTTAATGTTAACTTTGGATTGGAAACATATCCAACTCGTGTTTGCTTAACTGAACCACACAAGTCTACTGATGCAATTAACTTGGTTGGCGGAGCACAAGTATCAACTAAACAAATTAACCAGTGCAAAGACACATTTTTAAGATTTCGTAACCTGCATTGGTACTTTAAAGATCTAGTAGGATACACCAGTATCCTAAACAGTATCGCAGCAAGAACCAATACTAAAATACAGTTTGTTAACGTTGACCAACCCTGGAGCAAAGATTATTTCGTTAAACGTGATTGGCAAGTACCTAGCGAGCTAGACAGTGTAACACAAGAAGTATTACAGTCAGAGTATCGCAGCGACAGTGAAGTGCGCGAGCTGTACAATCTAATACACGAAGATTACCAGCAAGCAGGAACAATCTGTCACAGCAGTTGGCTTAACTTGTACGAACCATTAAAGAGCTTGCAGGTTGATTATGCAAGTGACACAGACAAGCACCCAGGCTATAAAAGCCAGGATGCATTTACCAATTTCCTACTAGATAGGATTTAAAGAACAGTATGGAACCGCTGTAATTGCTATGTTGAACTCCTAGGTTCCACCCCTAAAGGGCGTAAGATAAAACTTGCGCCCTTTCTTCTTTTATGCTATAATTACTATTATGACAGACACCGCTACTATTGAAACTCGCAACGCTGCACATAGATGGTTGGTCTTACATGTTCGTTATAGTCGTTATGATACTAACTTTATTGATAACGTATCTAGACTAAGCGGCGAACATAAAGCCCTCACTAAACGGCAGAACGAACTCTGGGAACGACTTGTATACAAGTATCGTAAACAG